CCTAGACTACCTCCTGAAATTACAGATAAAGAATCAAGAATTCCCCAAGCGATATGCTCAGTTGGATTACCCATAATTTTAACTCCTATCTGCTTAAAGAAAACATGTAATTTTGAATACAAGACGAATCTTGTTCCAAACTTTCTATGCCACGCTATGATGGCAGTTTTGTAGGATTCCAAAAACTTAACGTTTCGCACGCATAACTGTGTTACATTAATCTTGAAATCCACAAATTGCCTAAGGTCTCTATCCCATACGGGTCTGTGACCATTAGCAAATATTTCGACGAATCTTTCTCTATTCCTATAGGGGATATTATTCCAATCCACGAGGTTACCCTCGGGACTTACCGTTATGAGCGGTATATAGGGGAAGAGAACTCGTCCATTCTGCAAACCATGTCCCCACATGGCATGCATTTCATCGTTTACCTTAATTCGTAAAAATTTGGTATACTGAGCATAGGTATCCGCCCAATGTTCCTGTTCTTCAGGTGACAAATGGTCAATTTTCCAATGCTTTAAACTTACAAGAAATTTCCAAGGGTCAGCGTTAGGTGTTTCCACACACCACTGACCAAAGGTCTTATTCCCGAGTTTCATTTGCACAGCCCATGAGGCTATACGTTGATCTGCTAACGTCTCAACTAACGGTGTAGTTAAGGTATTAAACAGTTCTACTGGATCATATTCATACAAATCAGCATAAATAATATGAGGGTCTACTTGACGAAAAGCTCTTAGTATGTCCTCGACTCCCATACCTGGCCCAGCAATCGGTTCACCAGAATATAATTCTCCTATTCCACTATCACTACCAATATCCTCGATCATTTCTTCATCTCCTTGTTCTTCATCACTATCGGAATCTTGGTCTGATGGTTCCTCTTCTTCAGGAACAGGATCAATATCTGGTATAGCTATTACAGGCACCCTTTCGGGTTCATCTAATAACTCCATAGGGAGATTCTCCTCCTGCATTCCTGCATGATTAGGATCACTCTCTCTATAACTACCTTCTTGAACGAACCTCTGAGGTTCATCTTCAGCAGTAAAGTCGAACTCATCCTGATCTTCATCTCCTTCAACTGGACTTTGTTCTTCTTCTTCTTTTTGGGCTAAATCCTCAATTCGTGCTTGAATTCTCTCTTTTTCCGCAGCCCATTCAGTACGAATCCTTCTTAATTCGTCCCAATCGATTCCAGAACCCTTTTCCGGCTCATCAGCTTGTTGTTCT